AAGCACGGCACCCAGCACCCGCTGGACGAGCCCGGCCCGCAAGATCACCAGCAGGGAAGATGCGCCAGAATTCCGACGCTGCTGCCGTGGTCGAAGCTCGGCATCAGCACCCCGGAGCCGGTCAGCGTGCTGCCCGACGCGCGGGCCAGGTTCAACGCCCTACCCGAAGCGGATCAGCTCCACGTCATGGGCCCGGACCGGCTGCAGCTCCTCCGCACCGGCAAGGTCGACTGGTCTGACCTGTCGATGCGGCGCGAATCGTCCGGGTGGCGCCCGTCGTACGGGCCGCGGCCGGTGCGGGACCTGCAACGCCAGGCCGGGGTACCGGTCGGACCGTCCGGGGCGCGCCGGGCACCAGCGGTCCGGGCACCGACCAAACGGGCCACCGCGGCGCCGAAGGCGAAACCGAAGGCGGCGGCGTTCCCGGTCGACCCGAAGGTCGGGGACCTGTTCATGACCGACTACACCGAACGGAAGGCCGTCACGGCCGCCCGCGAGGCAGCGGTCAAGGCCCAGTTCGAAGGCGAGTACGCCGGGCTCACCGTGCGGGTTACCGACGTGGAGGCCACCAGCACCGCGGTGAAGGTCGACGGCACCGTCCACCGACCCGACGGGGTGCAGGTCGGCCTGTTCACCCGCGCGTTCTACCGCGAGGGTGATGAGGTCACCGCCTACCACTCGCTCCTCGACCTGAACCGGCAGGTGCAGGGCCAGGGGTTCGCCGACAAGTTCAACCGGCACCTCACCGACTGGTACCGCCGGTCCGGGGTGGACCGCATCATGCTCCACGCTGATATTGATGTAGGCGGATATAGCTGGGGGCGTGCGGGGTACGACTTCGTCAAGGCGAAGGACGCCGACAAGGTCCTGGCCAGGCTCCGCGGGAAGCTCGACGCGTACCGGGCCCGGGCCGCCGGGCTGCACGGCGAACAACTCGCCGCGGCACAGCGGCAGATCACCGCGGCCGACCAGATCCTTGAGGACGCGGACCGGTACACGTTTGGGCAGGTCGAGTACCCTTCGGCATATCGGATCAGCCAGGCTGGCCGTTGGGCTGGTGCCTCGCGGGACGACATGTGGATCGGTAAGGACGCGATGCTCAAATCGAGCTGGCACGGGGTGCGACCGCTGTGACCGTGGTCGTAATACTGCTGGCCATAGCGCTGGTCCTTGCGCTTACCGGGCGTCGAGGCTCCGGGCCATCGGGCGTGTACGTGATCAACGGCGTTATGGATCCCGAGGCGAGCCCACCGAGCGCCTCGCTCAGGCCACCACCGGATTATGAGGACTGACCGGCCATGACCATGAGCGCCGATCGGCGGGCGCAACTCGTCGCCCTAGGCAAGCTTCACGACCAGTGGGTCGACGGAGCGCTACCCGACGCCGACTTCCGGCCCGACAGCCGGCCCGCTGGGTCGGACTACCAGCAGCATTACGTCGACGTCGACGCCGCACCAGCTGACGAGGACGCGTTCCACCGCCGCGCCCGGAAGGTCATGGGGCTCGACCCCGACACCGGCCAACGCGCCACCCAGTAACCCACCCGAACGTCAGAAGCCCCGGCCCCGAGTGCCGGGGCTTCGTCGTGCACGCCAACCCGAGGGAGAAGTCCATGGCGCACGCGGTCGTCAACGGTGCGAACGGCTCGCTGACGTGGTGCTCGGGTCTTCTGGGCTGCCCTCGGTGCGACGCCGACCGGGAGCTGAACGAGCGGCTGAACAAGCGGATCCGCCGCGGCGAGCTGGTCTTGCTGCAGCGGACGCCGACGGGCTATCAGATCGTCGGCATCGGCGCCGGCCCGCTCATCCCGCAGACGATCTAAGGAGACCACCGTGGAGTACGCCGAGCGCGTCGAGCTGGCCAAGGTCGCCTACCAGGCGTACGGCGATACCGCCGAGTGGAAGAACCACGCCGGGCTGCCGATGCCCACGTGGGGCGACCTCGGCGACCGGATCCAGACCTGCTGGGTCATGGCCGCCAGCGCAGCGGTCAACCACGCCCTCACCCCGCCGAGTCAGCGATGACCTGGCAGACGTTCTGGATGGAACCGACCAACTTGATGCGGTTGGCGTTACGCCGGTACAGCAGCAGTGATGAGTGCAAGGTGCCCTGCGTGAAGACGTACCACAACGCGCAGTTCTGGCTCCCCGGCGATGTTGAGATCGAGCGGGACGAACGCGGTTACCGTTCGATGGATCAGTGCAGCGACAGGTTCGAGCTCGACGATCCGCGGTGGCCGACCAAGTGCCACGACTGCGAGTACGAGTTCACTCGAACTGACAACTGGCAGACGTGGAGCCAGGAGATGTGGCGCCGCACCGACAACGGCGAGCTGCGGATAATGCACCGCGACCACCCGGATGACGTGCCCATGGCGGAGATCGGTGCGTCGTGGGATGCGTTCTGGATGAGGGAGATCCTCGGCGGCCGTAACCCCGACGGCATCGTGCTGACCGTGCGTTGTCCTCCAGAGGGCATGTTCAACGACTGGATGGTTGACCACGAGGCCAGCTCGGGCGGGTACTGGGCTCGTACTGGTGATCCGCGACAGTGCAACGTGACAGCTACTCCGTCCATCGCCATCGGCATCCCTGGTACGCCCGGCTACTACCACGGGTTCCTCCAGAACGGCGTGCTCACCGACCACATCGGCTGAACCGGTCAGGCGGTGCCGGGCGGCTCCTCCCCGGGCCACACCACGATCGTCGCCGGGCACCGCTCGCACTCGTAGACCGACGTCGCCCCGCGCTCCACGTCCAGCTCGACCCCGGCCAGCCGCCACAGGTGCTCCGGGCCCGCCTCATCCACCACCGGACCCTACGGGGAGGCCCCGCCATGTCCAACCGTCGTCGCCGGCACCGCGCTGGCCAGCCGGTACCGATCCGGGAATCCGCCGCCAAGGTGGCCGCCCGGATCCACGGCGCCCCCGTCCGCGGTACCGAGCCAGCCGAGCCGACCACCCTGTCGTTCACCGAGGCGACCACCGGCCGGATGGTGAAGGCCGGCGGCACCCGCCGGTACCGTGCCCGGCTCATCGAGGGCGACCGGTGGGGGAGCAGCGGCTACTACCCGCGGAAGGTCGTCGAGCGGGACGGCCCCACGACCTGGCCGGCCGGCACCCTCATGTACGTCGACCACCCCACCCTCGACGAGCAGGCCAACCGGCCCGAACGGTCCATCCGGGACCTCGCCGCAACGATCGTCACGACGCCGGTTTACGAGGGTGACGGGCTCTACGCCGACGTCGAAGTCTTCCCGCACGCCGCGCCGCTCGTCGAGGCGATGGCCTCCACCATCGGCCTGTCCGTGCGGGGTGAGGGCACCGCCCAGTACGGCACGATCGCCGGCCGGTCCGGGCCGATCATCGAGTCCCTCGACCAGGGGTACTCCGTGGACTTCGTGACCCGCGCCGGTGCCGGCGGCGCCCTCGTCAGCCTGCTGGAGGCGTCCCGCGGTGTGAAGCTTGCTGAGGGCCGCAACGTCGGCGCCTGGCTGGAGTCCCGGCTGCACCTCGCCCTGACCGAACTCGGCGACGACATGTACGGGCAGGGCCGCCTCACCCGGCAGGAGCGAATCACCCTCTCGGCGGCGATCGGCGACGCCCTGCAGGCCTGGACGGCCCGGGTCGAGGCCGACGCGCCGCAACTGTTCGAACGGGACCTGTACGCCGAGCCCGAGCCGGACGACGCGGCCGGCGACACCGGCACCGCGGTGTCCGAGGCGGCATCCGAGGACGTGCGCCGGGTCCTGTGCGACCAGGTCTACGACACCTACGGGGCGCCCGGCACCTACATCTGGGTGCGGGACTACGACGCCGACCGCCGCGTCCTGTGGTTCGACATCAGCCCCGACGACGACGGCGACCAGGCCACCTACCAGCAGTCGTACGCGATCGACGACCAAGGCGCCTACTCCCTGACCGGGGACCGGGTCGAGGTCCTCGCCCGAACCGTGTACCAGCCCGTCACGCCCGCGAACGAGGACGTGGCCGAATCAGCAACCCCGCCGGCCACCACACCGGCCAGCACCACCATTCCAGTGCTGGAAGGCGCGCAGCCGACCGCACCAACCCGAGAGGAGTCCCCCGTGGACCCTGCAAAGACCGGCACCACGCCGGGGACCGGGCCGGCGGCGGTCACCGAGACCGCGCCCACCCGCACCGTCCTGGGCGAGGCGGAGCGGCTCTCGCAGCTGCTCGCCGAATCCCGCACCGCCCTGGCCGAGGCCAACGTCCGCGCCGACAAGGCCGAGGCCCGCGCCACCGTCGCGGAGAAGCGCGCCACCCTCATCGAGGCGCAGCGCGGAGCCGAGAAAGTCACCCTCGCGAAGCTGGCCGAGTCGGACCTCAAGCAGGTGTCGTACACGGCCGTCGTCGCCGGGGTATGCGACAGCCTCGAACTGAACGAGGCCGGCAAGGTCGAAGAGACCAAGCTGTCCGAGGCGATCGCCGCGGAGATCCTCAAGGAGCGGACCCGCGTGGCGCAGCTCCTCGAGGCCCACGGCTTCGGCACCGTGGCCGGCCTGAACGGGGCCGGCGCCACCGGTGAGCTGTCCGAGGCCGACTTCGAGAAGCAGCTGGGCGACGTGCTCGGCAACATCGGCCTGTCCGAATCCGAAGCCAAGACCGCCGCCCGAGGCCGCTCGTGACCGCCGCGCCGCGTGCCGACCTGCTTCTCGAAGTCGACACGACGCTCGATGGCTCTGGGGAGTACATCGGCGACTGGATCGACACGGGTGGCGTCCTAACGGCCCTGGTGACCTTCCAGTCGAACAGCTCGACAGGCATCTTCGAGGTGCAGCAGTCCATGGATCAGAGCTTCGTGTTCTTCGACGGCAATGGGCCGAATCTCGGCGGCGGCGGGTCGTCACAGGAGTACCCGCTGCGGGCGCGCTACTTCCGTATCAAGGCATCCGGCGGGACGGCCAGCGCGACGTTGCGCGCCTGCGTCCGGGCGATCGGCTGAAGGAGGAGAGGCATGGGTACTAACGAGGTCTTCAACAGGGCTCTCCGGCTGCAGGTCGTCTGCACCGACCCGGCGTCCCCGGTCTCCGGTGACCCCGTGCGGTACGGGCAGCGGCCCGGCGTCGCCGAGGTCACGAAGCTGACCGATGGGTCGAACCTGACCAGCGTCCAGTTCGACGGCGAGCACAACTTCTCCGTCAAGGGCGTCGACCAGGTCGGCAACTCCGCGGTCGCCGAGGGCGACATCCTGTACTACGTCGACGCGGACACGCCGAAGCTGTCGAAGAAGAACACCGGCGTGCGGTTCGGCTACGCCGCCGGCGCGGTCAACTCCGCCGCGACCACCACCATCCCCGTCATCATCGGCTACTGAGGGAGGAACGCATGAGCATCATCGACACCCTCCCCGAGGTCGCCACCTTCGAGGGCGGGACCGACAAGGCGTCCACCAGCGCCATCTACGAGGGCGACGGCACCAGCCTGTCCGCCCGCATCCGCAAGGCCCGCCGCGCCGGGAACCCCGCCTACAAGCGGAACCTCCTCGAGGCGGCGCACCTGTACGAGCGGACGTTGGCCGGCAGCAAGCGCGCCGCCCTGGACTTCCAGGAGGCGATGTCGACCTCGGACTTCTCCAACCTGTTCGGCGACATCATCGACCGGCAGATCCTGGCGAAGTACGTGTCGCAGCCGGTGCAGTGGGACATGCTGGCGAAGCGTGGCCGGGTCCGGGACTTCCGCACCGTCAACCGGTTCACCCTCGACGGTGGCGAGGCGGTTCTGGCCCAGGTCAAGCAGCTGTCGGAGTATCCGGCGGCGAAGCTCGCCGACGGAAAGTACGCCTACGCGGTCGGGAAGTACGGCCGCCGGATGCCGCTGTCGTGGGAGACCCTCGTCAACGACGACCTCGACGCGTTCCGCGACATCCCCGACCGGCTCGGGAACGCCGCCCGCCGCACCGAGGAGCGGTTCGCGACCGCCCTGTACACGTCGGCGACCGGGTTCAACACCACGTTCTTCACGACAGGCAACAAGAACATCATCAACCCGACGACCCTGGGCTCCGGTGCGATCACGAACCCGCCACTGGGGATCTCCGGTCTGCAGCTGGCGTACCAGATCCTTGGCCAGCAGCTCGACGCCGACGGCGCCCCGATCTACGTCGACGGAGTGACCCTGGTCGTTCCCCCGGCGCTGACCGTGGTCGCGAACAACATCATCAACGCGACCGAGATCTGGACGGCGGCCGGCTCGTCCGGCCTGGCCTCGGATGCGGGCCGGCAGGACCAGCTCCGCGTCGCGAACTGGATGGCGAACAAGGTCAAGGTCCAGACGAACCCGTGGCTGCCGATCCTGTCGCCGACCAACGGGAACACGTCGTGGTACCTGTTCTCCGACCCGACCGCGGGCCGCCCGGCGATGGAGGTCGGGTTCCTCATCGGCCATGAGCAGCCCGAACTGTTCCAGAAGTCGCCCAACTCCAGCCGGGTCGGCGGGGGCGCGGCGGCCGCGGAAGACGGCGACTTCGACAGTGATAGTATTGAATGGAAGCTTCGTCACGTTTTGGGTGGAACTCTGATGGACCCGAAGGCCGCAGTCGCGTCCAACGGCTCCGGCGCCTGATGAACACGCCGCGTCCCCACGCGGCGTGGTCCGAGGCCGAGTACCTGTCCCTGCTCCACGACCAGCTTGAGCAGCAGAACGGGTTGCTCCGCGACATCCGTGACCGGCTGCCCGCCCCCGATCAGGGGGCGGGCGGTCCGGCCGCGGAGGCCGAGGACACCGCCGAGCCGCACACCGTCCAGATCAGCGAACCCGCACCGCCAGCCCCGAAGAAGCGGGCGGCGGCGAAGAAGACCACCGCGAAAGCCACCGACCAGCACGGGGGGTGAGCCGTGGCCCGCCTGATCGGCCCCGACGCGAACAGCCGCCTCGTCTACGCGGTCGCCGGTACCCGACTGCAGCCTGCTGTGGGCGCGACCGCGGTCGTGTACTCCGACGCCGCCGGCACGGTCCTCGCCGACATCGCCGCGTACCAGCCAGGTAACCCCGGCACACCCGGCGCGGTGATCTCCGGCTCCACAGTGACGGTCGACGCGACGTCGCAGCTGCCGCTGTTCTGGTTCCCCGCCAGCGGTGCGGACACCCTGTACGTGAAGGTCGACGGTGGACCGGTCACCGCGATCAACGCGGACTACGACTCGCGGCTAGACACCTTCAGCGGAACCAACTACCGCGGCACGTGGGCGCCGACCACCGCGTACGCACTCAACGACCTCGCCTCGCTCGGCGGCGAGCTGCTGATATGCACCGTCGCTCACACCTCCGGCTCGTCGTTCTCCCTGACCAACTGGGTGAACCTGACCGGCCGCGCGGGTGTGTACAACGTCAAGCTGTACGGGGCGAAGGGCGACAACGCCACCGACGACACCGCCGCCATCAATGCGGCGGTGACCGCCGCGGTCGCGGGCGGCATCGCGGACGGCTCGTACACGGCCGAGGTGTACTTCCCGCCAGCCACGTACGTGACGTCCTCGGCGACCACCAAGGGCGGTGGGACGCAGGGCAACGCCCAGATTCCGCTGCCGGTGATCCCCACGACTGGCCGCAAGTTCGTCCTGAAGTTCGCCAGCGTCGGCGACGGGACCGCGTTCGGGCACTGGGAGCAGACGGTCGGGCAGCGGTCCGGCGCGGTGCTGCGGTCCACGCTCACCGGACAGACGCCCGACGGGACCTGGGGTCCAGCTTCTGCGATTGGTGGCCCGACGGTGCCCATCGGGTCCGGCGTGTACACCAACCTGAAGCTGGTCATCCAGAACATCACGGTGATGCTGCCGTACAACCCGTCGTTCCTCGGCTTTGACCTGCGGTACCTGGCGCAGGCCACGATCGTGTCGGCGTCCGCGCTGGCCAACGCCGGTGTTGCGGGCACCCCTCCCGTGCTGCCCACGCTGCCCACTGACTCCAATGGCCTCGCGCTGCGCATGCCGCAGAACGGCAACAACGACTGCGCGATCGTGATCGATTTCGCGTGTGAGGGCTTCTACTACGCCGTCAGTATCGGCGAGCACTTCACCGCGTTTCGCCTGGCCCTGATCTACTGCCAGGTCGGGGTGTTCATCGGCAGTGTGGGTGGCACCAGCTACCACGGTGCCTCGATCGTGAACCTCAACATCGAGGCGACGGGGATCGGTATCCAGTGCACCAGCGACCCCGTTGGCGCCTTCCCGCTGTGGGTCGGGACGATGTCCGTCGAGACGACGTCGGTCCGGGATTTCGATGACCCGTCCAACGGCCTCATGGGCTGGGTCGGGTGGAACAACGTCAACAACACACCGCCGGCCGTCAACGGTGCCGCGAATCTGAAGATCGTCAGCATGAACCGGGGCAGCAAGCCGGGCGCGGCGACCGCCCCCGGCATGCCGTCATCCACCACTCCGCTGACCAACCCGTTCTGGCGTGACGCTGCGGTGACCGTCACCGGCGGCACCGTCTCGGCCGTCTCAGTGGACGGGCAGGCGCAAGGGTTCACTGCCACCGGGTTCACGGTCATCGTGCCGTCCGGCAAGACGATCACCCTGACGTACTCGGCCGGCCCAGCCTGGCACTGGACGCTCCTGTGAGGAGGGTGTAATGCCGGTACCCGCAGGATCACTCACCACCGACCCCACCACCCCGGTCGGCCTAGTGCGGCTCCTGATCCCCGACCTCGACACGACCAACCCGCTGTTCACCGACCAGCAGATCACCGCTCTCCTCGGGCTGGTCGGGCAACGGGTCCGGCTCGCCGCCGCCGAAGCCCTCGACATCGCCGCGTCGTCCGAGGTCATGGTCAGCAAGGTCATCAAAACGCAGGACCTGCAAACCGACGGCGCGAAAGTCGCCGCCGAGCTGCGGGCCCGGGCCGCGACGCTGCGGGCCACCGACGACCAGTACGACCAGGACGGCAACCCATACGGGCTGAGCATCGTCGACTACAACCCGAACGCCTGGTCCCGGTTCGAGCTCGCCGAACAGCCCTGGTGCCCGTGATGCCGCTCCCCGGTACCCGCGTCATCCCCGACGGGTGGGAAGCGCATCACCAGCCGACCGCCGAAGGGCAGATGACCGCCCAGGGCACGTTCACCCGGCAGGCCGACGCGGCGTCATTCGACGAGGTCGCCGGCCGGTCCATCTACCCGAACCCGACGGTCGTGTACGCCGGGCCGCTGCGGTTCCAGGCGTCGCAGCGCCTCGGCGCGCAACGCACGATCGGGGACCGGACCGAACCGATCAAGCGGTACCAGGTCGCGGTGCCGATCTCCGCCGGGGTGATCCAGGTCAACGACGTGTGCACGATCACCGCCGCGACCGACACGGCGATGGTGGGCCGGAAGCTGATCGTCGTCGAGATCCCCGGCGGCAGCCTCCTGTGGCAGCAGGACCTGATCTGCGAAGAGTGGCAACCCGCCAGCAGGTGAGGGGGTGCCGGCCGTGGCCGACAGCTTCGACGTCAAGGGCGTCGCGGACCTCAACAAGCTGGTCGTCGACCTGGGCGTTGCCGGTGTGCGGGTGACCCGGGACGCCGGCCTGGTTGTGGTCAAGACCGCGTACGCGATCGAGGCCACCGCGAAACAGTTCTGCCCGGTCGACACCGGCAACCTCCGCAACGGCATCAGCACCACCGCGTCCGCGGCGCTGCTGCACGCCGAGATCGGGCCGGTCGCCGAGTACGCCCCCTACGTCGAGGGCGGCACGTCGAAGATGGCGCCGCACGCGTTCATGGGCCCGGCGCTGGACATCCAAACCCCAGGGTTCGTGACCGCGATGGAAGCCATCACCGACCTCAAGCTGTAGCGGGGGGAGGCGCCTGGTGGATCCGTCCCGCGCGATCGCCGAAGCGGTCAAGACGCTGCTCACCGCGACGACCGGGTACACCGTCGGGCTCGGTGAGGTGCCAACCCCCGACGGGCAGCTCACCTACCCGTACCTGGTGGTGTGGCCGCCGCCGGTGACCCGCAGCACCAACGCCCTCGACAGCATCTCCACACAGCACGACATGACGTGGCAGGTGACCGCAGTCGGCCGCGACGAGACCGAAACCCTCGCCGCCGCTGACCGGGCCACGGCCGCACTCGTGGACCAGGTCCTCATCATCGCCGGCCGGACGTTCAATCAGGTCGAGCAGGTGCCGACGAACCAGGCGCCGCTGCCCGACCCGACGAGCCGTGACCCGGCCACGCAGCGTCCGGTGTTCAGCGTGCCGGTGATGTTCTCCACCTGGTCCGTTCCGGGCTGAACGTCAGGTCGCCGGCAGCGGGTCGACCTGCACCCCGGCGCCGACGCACGCCGCCCGGAGCTGGGTCAGGTTCGCCGCCCGCATGTCGCGACCTACGCCGAGAAGCGCGCTGGTCTGCTGGTCGAGCAGCGGACCACCAGCCGTGGCGCGGATGGCGTTGGTCGACGCCTGCCACGCTTCCGGCCCAGCCGCGACGGAGATCACGATGCTGTTCTCCGGCTTTCCGTCGGCGCTCTTCACCCGGCCGGCCGCCCATTCCCGCAGGTCCCGGCAGGCCGCCGCCCCGTGCGGGTCCCGCGCCCGGAGCTGACCGATCCCGCCGTCATCACGGCCGACCGCCAACCACACCGCCGCGGCGGCCACCGCCACCACGACCACGCCGGCGGCAACCGCCGGCCATAGCCACCTGCGCCGAGCCCTGACCTGCGCATTGACATCCGTCATGACCGGTCACGGTACCCGCCGCGCGCAACCCGTCACCCTCCGCCGACCGGCGGACGTCCCTACCTACCCAGGGAGGTGCGCCGGCATGGCGCTGCTCACCGCAACACGACCGACCAAACCCGGCGTCGTCATCGCCCCCGGGAACGTGACGGCCTCCGACACCATCCAGGAGTCCGACCTGGGCCAGCTCGGCGCGTACCTGATCATCATCAACGGCAACGCCAGCCCGGACAACGTCACGATCTCCGACGGCGGTCTCACCCCCGTCGCGAACCCGGCCACCCCGGCCGCCGTGGCGGTGGCCAACGCCACCAGCAAGGCGTTCTACATCGACCGCAGGCAGGTCGACCCGGTCACCCGCCTCGTCACGGTGGCGAACACCGTGTTCACCACCGTCACCTACTACCTGCTCCCCCTCGGGTGACCGGCATGGAACCCGACGAGCGCATGTGGCTGCACCACCCGGAGACCGGCGGCGACTTCCACTGCCCGGCCGGGGCGGTCGAGCACTGGAAAGCCCTCGGCTGGGTGCTGGCCGACCAGCCGCCCGAGACCCCGAACCCGGCCGTCGCCGAACTGGTCGCCTGGCGTGAAGCACAGGCCGCTGAGCAGCAGGCCGAAGAGGCCACCCCCGCCGGCGGGGCGCCGGCTCCCACCACGAAGCAGCCGCGGCGCGGCGCATCCGCCGAGACCCCGAAGGAGTAGCCGTGCCCGACATTCCCTCCGATGGCAATACCCGCGTCTCGTACGTGGCCGCCATCGCGAACCAGAACGGCCCCACCGCCGCCGAGCTGACCGCAGGCATCCTGCTGCACTCCACGATCACCCCCGACGGGGTGATCGGGTTCGAACCGAAGACCAGCGACGTCGACAACAGCGCCCTGGACTCCACGTTCGACACCGTCACGATCGGCCGCGACCAGTTCAGCGGCACCATGCTGCGGTTCAAGAAGCAGTCCGGCACCGACACGATCTTCGCGACGCTGATCCGCGGCACGACCGGGTTCATCGTGATCCGCCGCGACATCCCCGCCGCCACCGGCTGGGTCGCCGCGCAGATCGTCGAGGTGTACCCAGTCACCTGCGGCCGGCCCCGCCGCCTCCAGCCGGTCCGCAACGAGCTCACGAAGTGGGAGAGCGACGTCAAGATCTCCGGCTCCCCGTCGCTGTTCGTGGCGGTCGTCTGATGGTCGACCAGAACGTCGACGAGCTGCTCGCGCAGGCACGGCCCGCGGAGAAAACCGTGTCGCTGTGCCTGCGCGGCGACCTCGTCGCCGAGTACGAACGGCTCGACGCCGAACACGAGAAGGCCACGCAGCGGGTCGACACGTCCCTCGCCGGCGACGGGCCGTCCGCGCTGGAAATCGCCATGCAGATGGAGGCGGTGCGGGAACAGATGCAGGGCAGCGTCCTGAACCTCACGGTCCGGGCGTTGGTGCCCCGCACCAAGTACACCGACCTCGTCCTCGCGCACCCGCCCCGCACCGACCTGGAAGGCGCCCCGATCCAGCAGGACCGGGAAGGGTACAACGCCGAAACCTTCTACACCGCGCTGGTCCGGGCCTGCACCGTCGACCCGGCCATGACCCCCGAGCGGTGGGAACGCCTCGACCAGGTCCTGTCGGACCGGCAGTTCGACCAGCTGGCCATCGCCTGTCTGGAGGTCAACCGGGGCCTGGTGAGTATCCCTTTCTCGCCCGCCGCCTCGCGCACGCTGCGGACCTCCGAGCCCGAGTAGAGGCGGCCGAG